CGGACGTGCTTCCCACTCTCAACAGTACGGAACCGATTGTTACCGTAATACGCAAGGCGTGTTCGATGTTGCGGCTACCGAGCGGGACCGATACGGCTTGTTCGCGTATCGCCGCGTTCGTGCCGTTGCCCGTCAGTATCATTTGACTACCGCTGCCCCATGTCGATGCGGTGCCTGTTTCGTCGCTGTCGGTCCAGCTTGACAAGTCGGTAGTAAACGTGCCGTTGGTTATCGCGGTAGTTACGGTCGGACGCGTTACCAGTGCGTCGTCTATCCATACTCGCATCACGTTATCTGTGAGTTCGATTAGCGCTGTATCCGTGGTGGAAAATACGAAGGGGATAAACCGCGCGGCCAGGTTGCTCTTCGTGGCGCCGATGTACCCTAACCCGGGGCGTATGCTCATTGGCCCGAGGGTGCGGGGCATCCAGTTACATTGTTCCTGTGCGGACATGGCCACGCGCTTGATATCCACGCGCGCGAGTGCCAGGGCGCTTACCACGCCCCGATTGAATGTTAGCTGTACGTCTTCAGCCAATTAGGTTACTCCGGGATCCGCGGTCGCCCCAACCCCCGCCGCGGCGTGCGCGCCCCCAACTGCCCGCCGGTAGAAACTGGGTCGCGCCCTGTACGGCGTCTTTCGCTTGCGCGTCTTCCTTCGCCGTGTTCAGTTGCATCATGATTGAACGCATGTCGAGGTTCGGGCGAAGCCGGGCAGCTATCCGGGTGGCGAGGTACAGGGACACGTACAGCGTGAACGTTTCCGGCCACAACGCGTAGTTGTACCCGTATGACGAATCTTTTGATACATAACTTACGTACATGTTATCGACGTTCGTGTACCACTTTCCGGCCTCTTCATGTACCGCCACGAGGGGGACTTGAAAGAATTCGTCTTCGCACATTTTCGATAACTTCACGATATCGGTAGGCTTGCTGAACACGCGGTTATACCCGAAGGAAGGTGTTATCAACGGGTCGTAGCTCAGTTCCGCGCTGCGTTGCGCGAACTTCCAGTGGGCGTGTTCCAGGCAATAGTCCCGGACGCCCGGCCACATCTGGTCAAGGATACGCCGGGGTTCGGTGTTCTCGCTGGTTGACGCCAGCAACCGTTCCCCGATGTGCCCCAGGGCGTCGTTATAGAGTGATAGCTGCGTTGCGGCCACTAGCCTACTTCAGCCTGAAACTGCGTGAGCCACCCCAACGCTTCGCCCTTGGTGGCGAAGCCGTCCTTGATTACCTCTTTGTCGCTGTTGCGTTCGACCGACCATTTACGCTTCGGTCCGCGCCATTCCACGTTATGCGAGCCGGTGCCCGCCGGTTGCTCGTCGGGTGCGCTTTCCGACAATTCGACAAAACGCAAGGGGAAGACTTTAACCCACTGCTTGCCGGTCGATACCACGAATAGTTCCGCGAACCACGTGCCGTCTTCGGCCACTACTTCGATGCGGTCGCCGGGGCGAAAATTTGAAGCGATGTGTTTCCAGTATTCCGGTACCAGAATGTTCTCGTACGGTGTTCCGTGTTCCGGTGTTGCTGAGTAGATATTACGTACATATTCGGCGCCCGTTACACGGTGTTTTGTTATGTGCATGTGTCGTTACTCCATCATTAAAAAAGCGGACATGTTTCCATGTCCGCAAATGGTAGCACTATCTAGTGAAACATCAATCTGTTAATCGCCTGTCGTAGAAGAACCGACCGTGGTACCGAGGTTCAGGTTAACGGCGCCGGGTGCGGTGCTGCTAACCGTCAGGACTACGTGCGTGGTTGTGATCTGGTCGTCGGTGTCGCGGTAATACACCAGGTCGCCTACGCGCATGCCGCGGTCCCCACCATCCGAGATAAAACCGGCGGCGTCCACATCGGTAGCCGCGTCCGTGCCTGAAAGCGACCAGTGTTGTCCGGCGCCGGTCAAGGGCGCTACGGAAATTAAGTTCAAGTTGCCGGGTACGTATGCCATGTTTGTTACTCCTTTTAATTCGTTTAAACGGGTACCCCTTTCGGGGTACCAGCTAGATTACTGAGCGGCGAAGTTGGAACCGTCGTGGTTGATTACGACTACGCCGGTGCCTTGCAGAAGTTCCGAACCCATGTGGGCGGTGCAACGCGCAAAGCTGTAGGCGTGTTCGCTGTTGTAATCCACAACGTTGTCGATACCCTTGGTGTCGATAGCGTGGCCGATTGCCGTTTTGTGGAACATGAAGCACTTCTCGGCACTGGTACCGAAGCCGGGCAGGTTCGGGTGAACCACCCAGTTAACGTTCGACCAGCGGAAAGAGTTCAAGGCGTTGGTGAACGGCTTGGTGTTCACGTAGTCGACGCTGGTGAATTCCTTCGTCTGCATCAGGTACGCGAAGAAAGCGGGAGTAATCAAGGCGTTGACGTTTCCGTCCAGTGGCACTTGGTTGTTCCCGAGAATCGTGTACGCGTACATGACGAGCGAGAGGCTGGCGGTTTGCGCGGCGCCGGTGTCCACGGTGCTGGTGTTCAGTTCCGTGATAATGTCCGCATCCATCTTGCGGTTAATAACCGCCATGGTGGTTTCTTGCATGATGCGGCGTTGGTCGCCTTGGGACGCAAAAATGTTGAAGTCGGTTTTACGTACCAGGTCATGCCATTCGACCAGGGTAGCGGATTTTTGCGTGAGGTTGTCCGAGCGAGCCGGGATTAAACCGTTCAAGCCGCGAGTAACTGCGGTTGCGCCGCCGCTGTCCGCTACCAGGAAGGTGGCGGTGTTGCCTTTAATGACGGCTTCGGTCGTAACCATGTTACGGACCAGTGATTGCCGTTGTTCGAAGCCAGCTATGAACTCGTTGCGATATTGTACCTGGAATGCACTTTCAGCCATGGTAAGGACTCCTAGAATAAGGTTAAATGAAACTTCTCAATTACCTTCCTTCGGGGTGTCCTTTCCGTCGCTCTTCGGGTGTCCTCGTAACGGGGATCGTGAGCGTTCTAGTCCGGGTCCTACGGCGGTATTACAAGAATGCTACAAGTAATACTTGAAAACATCAAGGCATACTTGTCCAATACCGGTTTCCTTTGCTAATATTTTCTTTCCCGGGCAATACCTGTAGGTTAAACTCACAGTGTAAGCCGCATACAATTTTGCTTCTCAGTGGCACCTTATGGTCTACGTGCCATTTAACACCCGTCAGTTTTGACCGCAGTTGCGCTAATTCATATGCTTCTGATATAGCAAACGCATCTGCCCATGCGGGTGTGGCTAGTAGCCTCTCCGCTTTTCGTGCCGCTTGGTAATTATTGATGTGTGGGCGGTTGGCCCTCGACCAGGTCGCAAAACAGCTTGATATCCTTTCGATATTAGCCTTCCGCCATTCCTTCACTACCCCGGGATTCTCTTCCCGGTATTTCGCTACGCGCTGTTTAACCTTTTCTTTGTTACTCTGGTAGTAGACGGCTTGCTTTACCCTTATTTCTTCCTGCCGTTCTAGGTATTTTGCGGCGCGTCTAGCCGCTATCGCTTCCTTATTTTCCTCCGCGTACTTCGCCTTGCGCTCCCGTATTACTTGCGGGTTTTCTTCCCTGAATTTGGTGACTCTATCTATAACCGCGTCCCTGTTCTTCACATACCATTGCTTGTGGTATTCCTTCATGTATGCTTTACGCGCTGCTTTGCTTGCCGCTCTTTGTTCTTCTGTCATTTTGTGTACCGGTAATGTAACTCTTTGATGTTACCGTTCAATGTCTTAAATGTCAAACCGCCCTTACGGGCGGTCGGCTTTTTCTGCTACCTTGCCAGTTTCTGTTTCACTTCTAGTAAATCACGGTACCGCGCCTGGTTCTTTTCCGACTTCCAGTATTCGTCGGGTTTGTCGCGCATCATTGTTTCGAACTTGTCGATTTCGCTTTCAAGTGCCTGTTGCGAATTGCTGCCGCTGCCCGGTACCACGGTGGCCAGGGGGTTGATATCGCGCGCCAGTGAAGCCAACCACTTGAGCGTGGGCACGTGGTTGCCTAGCGGCGTGCCGTCTGCCGCCCGGCTTGCTTCCAGGTTTTCACGTACACCCGCCGGTGCGGTTTCCAGCAATCCGCGTATCAGGTTCATATTCAGCTTCAGTTCCGAACCCCACTCTTCCGGCTTGCTCAGTGTTTCGCTAGCCTTCGTCAATGATTCCGCGTCCGCTTGCGCACGGGCGGCGATTTCCTTTTCGCGCAGTTCCAATTGCGTGGCCGCGATTGCGTTCGCGGCTTCCGGCGGCAAGTGGTGGGCGTGCGCAATCTTCAAGAACTCATCAACGTAGGGCTTGTCCGCATCACCTAGAACAATGCCATTCGGTAGGTCGATTTCGTAGCCTTCGGGCGATTCCGGTATCCCGTTCGCTTCGCGGTAGGCGGCGAGTTCTTCCGGTGCGGCGTCCTTGCCCGGGCGGGTGGCGCGCGTCTTCGCTATCTTCTCTTGTGCGGATAGCCCCGCTTTGATTGCTTCTTCCATGGTGCCGTAGCGCGATAGCTGCTTCAACAGCTTGGCGTCTTCGCCCGCTATCTTCGTGCGAACGCTCGCCCAGTCTCCCGCGGGTGCTGTGGTTTCGGTCGTGGTGGTTTTCGTTTCCGTACCGGCCAGTACCGTACCGGGTGTTTCGGCGGTGGTTGCCTTCGTCGTGTCTACCGTCGTTTCTCCGGTTGTGGTGGTATCTTCTCCGGTTGTTGTCTCTTCTGCCATGTGTCTTACTCCTTTACGTGGTTAAAAGCTGCTATTTCTTGTCCTTGAAAGCCGCGGTATTGATCTTCAGTAGTTTTAGTATCTGCAAACCCACGAACCGGCGACCGCTGGAAAATGCGTGGTCCCGTGGTTCGCTGCGGTATTCCAGGTCGTAGGTACCGGCCACGTTGTAAATGATCCAATTTAACGCCCGTTGTTGCTGGTGCGCGTCCGCTTCGCCTTTAACGAGGGCTTGCAGTGCGGACGCGTCGGCTAGTTCCCATTTGGCGGGTTCCCATACCTGTGGTATTTTCGGCGCCGTCTTGCTCATGGTGCGGCCACCCCCATGCCCGGATTAGCGCCCGGGTTGACGTTGGCTTCGGATACTGTCTTCGCTACGTCTGCCCCGGCTTGCATTTGCGCGAGTAGTTGCGCGGTTTGCATTTCTTGCTGCTTCTGCGCGGCGAGTGCGTCCACCTGTGCTTCGGACCGAAGCCAGGACGACGGCACGCCGGTACCTTGCAGCGTGTCCCGTAGGGCTTTCTTCGCGTCAAGCAGGAACGGTGCGGTTTGGTCAAGCGGTGCAATCTGCGAAACCATGCTGGTGGCTTCTAACAACCGTTGCCCCTTCTCACGTTCGATTGCGTCATGCAGCGGTGATTCGAAACTGAACATATAGTCTTTGCCGTGGAGTTCTTCGGGTATCTGGTCCATGGGTCCGAACACCCCGACACGTAGCAACAGTTCGAAAGTCTGTTCACAAAGCGGACCGTTGTATTCCGCTTCCATGGGTTCGAACAGCGGCATGGCTTGCCGGATGTACTCTTGCACCCGCTGCCCGACCTCGTAGGCTGTCATCGCGGTATCCGGTGCGGGTAGGTTGATCTTGTTCAGGTAGAACGCTTCGGCAATCATGTGCCGTACGTCCTGTGTCATTTCCAACCCTAGCGGGATCCCTGATTTGTCCTGCGTCAAGGGGCGCAAGACTTCGCCCAGTCGTTCGTCGTATTCGGTGTCTACCCATGTCACGCCGCCAGGTAGAAAGTTCAGGTCCGAACGTAGCGCGCCCTGGACCGCAATCATGGGCGGGCTTACCGCCTTCTCCCCGGCTTCCAGTAGAACGCCCGTCATTGCCTGTATTAGCCGTGCGTCCGCAAGTGCGATAACCGTCGCGGGCGAGTAGGCGTACTGTGAACCGCTTACTGTCTGCCAGCGTGGAATCGTGTACTGCATGTAATGCTGTCCGACCTCTTCCATCTTGTGCTTTTGTTCCACGTCCAGGTAAATGGATATGAACGGCGTGCGGTATTGCTTGCCTTCGCTCGGGTACCCATCGGACGGAACAACGCAATGCCATACTTCAACTTCGCGGAATGGTTCTTTTTCGGCCTTGTCTACCCAGGATTGGTGAACCTTGCCCGGAAACAAACGCATAAGGTCGGCAATCGTCGGTTTCCATTTGCGGTAAACCGTGCCTATCTTGCCGTCGGCATCTTCCATCCATGCCACGTCCCGCAAATGCCAGCACCGGTACAACAGGTTATTGCCCTGCGAATTAAGGGATAGTTGTATACAGTTCTGGCCGAAGGCGGCGAAGTCGTGGTCCCCTTCCTTGGTGGCGCGGGTGAACTGGGTGCCGGTGGCGTACATCGCGCGGCGTTGGCGGTTTTCTGCCATTTCAAGCCATGCCCGCGCGTCGGTGCCGAGTTCGTCCCATCCGTCTTTCGTCTTGATGTGAAACCAGTTCTTAGATGTGGGGCGTAGCATGGTCCCGAAGGAATTACCCAAGTCGCGCCGTGCCATTGCTGGGTAGCCGGTATTCAACCAGTTCCCGAACTCGGTACCCAGGTTGCGGAAAGTGGTGAAGTCCGCGCGCTCGGGGTAGAAGTTATCGGCTATGGTTTGCCACAACCCGAGTAGCGAACTACGCTTTTCGAACAGTTGTCCGCCCTGCTTTACAAGATATTCCGCGCCCATAGTCCCTCTACCCTAGTTTGTCGTAACTGTCGGAAAGCATGGTGCTGGACCGTCCTTGTCGCTGTTGCTGTGCGAGCATGGCGCGCTGCTTCGTTTTCATTATCTGGTCGTTGTCTGCGTCGGGCATTAACTGGGGTTTGTCCTGGAAGGGCATTTTCATTTGTGGCGTCTTACTCAGCATGGTTGTGCCGATACCCGCCGCGGTCAAACCCAACGCTGCAAGTTCCCCGGCTGTAAGTCCCGCAAGAATACCGCCGCTCGCTGCCGCCGCACTTCCCGCCGCTGCTGCCCCGGCACCCGCTGCACCCGCACCCCACAAAGCTGAAGCCCCCGCCGCCGCTGCCGCTGCTGTACCGCCCGCCGCTGCCCCCGCCCCTGCTGCTGCGGTGCCCACTGCTGCCCCGGCACTAGCCATCATTGACCCCGCCGCCGCGATGAAAGGAGCAATGAAAGCCATGATTAACCCCCGCCCAGTTTTTCTTCGCCGCCCGCTAGCATGGTGCTGGAACGTCCGCTGCGTTCGGTGGCTGTAACGTTGGATTTCTTCTTCGCTTTCCGTGTCGCTTCCGTATCTTCCGCGGGCATTACAACGGGTGCTAGCAGTGTCGGTACCTTAGGTTTCGAAAACATTGCGGTCATGGCTTACCCTCCTTATCTGTGTTTCTTCATAACTACGTTGGGCGTGAAGTTCCTACCCTTCCACAACCCGCCCTTGATATTGGCGCCCCGTACTCCGTCCCACCAGGCCATTACTACCGCGTCCCCCTTGTCGGTCGAACGTCCTAGCCGCTTCACTATCTCGTCCTTCGCTTCTATCCGGATCCCGTTGGAACCCACATCAAACAGCGGTGCGCACAAGTCGGCTACCAGTTCACTATCCGGCGGTAGCGCAATCGTTGACCCTTGCGGCTGTGACGGGTCCAGGGCTTCGCGGAACCTCCAATACGCTTCAGAACGCACGTTAAAGAACGGTAGCTGTTTGTCCACGGTCCGGCGTAGAGACTTCTTCACGCCCATGTAACTTACTGTGTCCACGCCGTTTTCTTTCAAGTGTCCGTACGCATCCCCACCCCACCCGCCCCCGACATCAACGACTACCCTAGCGTCGTCCCTGCGGTGCGTTATAACCAGTCCCGCTACCACTTTCCCGTCCGGTGTCTGTACCCCCGGTACCGATATCGGGGGCGCGTACCATCCGTCGTGTCGTATCGCCAGTATCGTTTTATCTTGCCCGCCCTGTGCCACGTCTACCCCTATGCAGCACATCGGTACCCCGTTCGGCGGGTTGGGCGTCCATCGTTCTTGTGCCGCCTTCACCCAGGCCGAAGGCATTACCTGGAAGGCGTCATCAACTTTTGCTACCCCGAAGTCGCCGTACAGCAATTGCGTACGTAGTGGTTCGGGTAATGAATTCAGTTTGGCTCGGTACTCGGGTGTATCCCGGTACGGGTTGTCGCTCAGTTTCGCCGGTATGAACGTGAATGAGAGGGGGCGGTATTTCTCGCCGTCTATCTCTACTTCGTCCGGTCCTTCTACCCACTTGGGTTCGCCCGCCACCATTACCGCATACCGTAGTTCGCCTGGTGCCGCCGGGTTGTGGTGGATAGGGTCTATCCAGGGTCCGAACCATTGCGTTAACCAGTAGCCGTCACTTGACCGCGGCGGGTTGGACGCAAGTACGATTCGGCACCGCTGCCCTTCCGGTCCCCGGTTCCACGCCATTAAGGACGCGACTTGTTCTTGCAGGAATTCGCCCGCTTCATCGAAGCCGATTAAATCCCGTTCGCGTCCCGCGTGCTTGATCCAGTCGCCTGGTTCCTTGATACCCGCCAGTTTTAAAGAACGTCCGTTTGCCCATGTCCATTCCGGAAGCGGGGCGCCGCGGAAGTTTGCACTATCGCCTATGATCTGCTTCCCGGCTTCCGCTAGTCCGTCAGTCTGTGACGATTCCCGCCTGAATATGATGCTGCGGGTATGTTCCTGAGACGAAAGCCCCATCAACAGGAAAGACTTGCCGCCGCCCGCCGCGCCGCCATACAGCAACACATCGGCTTTACTTAGGTATGCTTCCGTCTGTGGTCCCGGTAACGGTACGAAACGCATACTCGCCGTCTGCTTCGCCAGCATCGCGTTTACTTCCGCTCGCTGCTTCGCGGGCATTTTAGTAAGTGTGTCTAGTATCTCGTTTAGCATCGCCGGATAGTAGGCTGTAACTTGTATAACATCAAGTAATGCTTGTTATTACAAGTCACTGCCCTACCCCCATAAGTGCCAACAGTTTAAGAACCCCGGCCACGAACGCGATGTACGCCGTAGCCAACGCGCCCGCCGGTGTGATGCTGCCCGCGAGCGACTTCAACACCTGGTAGCTTTCAATCAACGAACCCGCAACCGTGACGCTACCGGCCATCGCCTTTTTGGTTAACTTGGTCAACGCACCGGCCAAGGTAATGTTTCCGTCCAGGGTGCGGAACGTCTTTTTGGTAATCGCGCCCGCGAGCGTGCTGCTACCTTCTAGCGCCTTCATGGTTAGCTTCGACAATGCACCGGCGGGCGTCAGGGAACCGGCCAGGGAAGCCGTAAACAGAATCATGGTAGACAAGGCACCGGACGCGGCGACGGACCCGGCGAACGCCTTTGTGGTGCGCTTGGCTACCGCGCCCGCTGCGGTGAGCGAACCGGCTGCGTTCTTACCTATCCTCTTCGTCAATGCCCCAGTCATGGTTATGCTGCCGCTTGTGTCCTGCGGGTAGGTTGTTCCCCCGGCGCCGCCTACCGATACGTCCCTGAACTTCGCGGCCAAACCGTTGCGACCGAACGAGATATACCCACCCCTGTAGGTGCTTTCGTTCGTAATCGTCTTCGCAGTTATATCAACTCCGCTACCGTCTATCTGCGCGAATTTGATATCGCTTGCGGTTATCGTGATCCGGAATATCTTTTCCGCGCCGTCTGAAATAGTGCTGCCCGCCGTTGACCCCAGGCTTGCCGCCGCACCCCCAGGGGCTTTCTCCCATATGCTTACTTCCCCGTTTTTGCGGCAAAGAAACGCGTATCCGGATTCCGCCCCCGAACCGTTGGTGAATGGTGCGTCGTCTACCCCTATGAACACCGACGCCCACCGGGTCGTGTCTCCCCCGGCTGCGGACGTGAACGTGACCTTGAAGTCCAGGGTAAAGTCGGTAGGGTCCGCCACGGGGCAAAGGAACCCCATCAAGCATCCGCGGTATGTTGTTTCTGAAGACGAGTAACCCCAGTAGTCTGAAGTGAAGAATTGCCCCCGGGAAGCCGCGGTCAATAGCTCGTCGGACGCTATCATGCCGTGTTCCCAGGTTTGCGAAGCAAAGTTATCCGTCGTCCGTAATGCGGTCGTCCCCCTCAGATATTTACTGTCATCCGAGAAAATCCCGTTTACGCCGTAGCCTAGCCATACATCCCGCGCTTTGCGCGTGTTGAGTGTCCAAACCGCGACCTTCAATCCCGCGGCGAGATATGCAGAAACCTGTGCGCTGGACGTGCCCGTCCCCACCCCTACCCAGTCCACGCCATATCCCGCAACAGTCGCCGCCGATTCCGCGCCCGACGTGGTGAGGAACATGGATTTGTAGGCCGACGCATTGATCGTCGCCATGTGCCCCGACGTGAACGACGAAACAACGGCTTGATTGCCCGCTATGCCGCCGCCTGATAGAGTGGATAGCAGAGCCGCTACACTACTGTCTTTTACCTCGATGGAAAATAAAGCGGACCCGGCGTAGGCCGTCAGCACGTCAGACAATACAGGCGGTGTTTCCGTGTCCGGGTACCCGCCGCCGAACCACGCGCCACCGGTCGGGTCGATAACGATAGAGCCGTCCGTCCAGTTTGTTAGCGTCTTGCTTGATACGTTTCCGGTTGAGTTCGTTGTGCGCGTAACGGTCGTGTCGTGCATCAACACAACTTCGCCGGTGCTGAGAGTTTGAGAATCTATGTCGAGGAAATTTTCACCCGCGGCTACGCTAGCAGCGAAGGCGGTATTCGACTCTTCCGGCCACATGAACTTGTTACCGGCGTGAGCGAAGTACAACGGTTCGGCTAACACGTCCATATCCAGCAAGCCGGACGCGGGCACCAGGACGCTACCACCGGTAATGGAACCACCGAAACTTTTAGTTGTGGACTTCCTGACAGCCCCGCCAGCGGTTACGGAGCCTGAAACATTCTGGTAGTACGTGGTCGGACCGGTAACAGGGTCGTCCGCACTGAAGTTGTCAAAATGAAGATACTTGCTGTCCGACTGGCCGGATACAATATCGTATAACCTTATACCGGCCTTACCCGCTGAAGTGTGTGGCGACGATGAATCTGTTTGTGTAATTAGTAAAGAACCGTCTACATACCCTTTAATCGTGGTGGTAGCTGATCCACTTACTCCTATTTTAATATTCCGCGTTGTGCCAGCAACAAGCGTTACCGCGACGGTGGAACCTAGCTGAGAAAAAGACCCCGCACCATTTTGCTTATATAACCGCAAGCCAGTACCGGCAAAGAGGGCGGCGAAATATCCGCCTGTAGCCGTCGTAGCAGCTCTGGCGAATACCGCGGCAGAAACGCCCGAATCAGTGCTAGCTATGTAAACATCAGCGGAAACGCTATAGTCTGCCGTCGCCGGATTGCCCGCGTTCCAGTAATACTCGATGGGGTTAGGTCCGTCGGACCTCGCCCGTCCCGCGGCGGTTAGTATCAGCTTTTGCGCAGCTACCGCTCTTTTGGTCCACGACGATGAAATCTCCGCCCCGGCTGTTCCGGTAAACGAATCAGAAGCAAATTGAGCCACGCGGGACTACCCCCCGCTTGGCAGCGTCAGTACATAGGTAAACTGGATCGAGTCACCCGATATCACGTTGATAGCACTGAACACTGAGCGGTCTATGAGTGTGGTGCTGGTTGATGCGGTAAAAATCCCGTGTTCGGTAATAGCCAGTGTGCTGGAATATGTTTGTGTGCCTACACTTGTATATGTGTTCGTGCTGGCTACCTGCGTTCCCGTCGCGCGTGCCACGCCGCTGTCCGTTACCAGTGCGGTATCGCTTGCGCTTTCCGCCGTGGTTCCGGTGCCGGACGCGTGGTACTTAACGTCACCTGTTGACGTACCCGCCAATAGTGTAGCAATCCATGCCACGCCCGCGGTAGTCACTAGCTTGGTGGATATCAGGCCGATATCATGCCGGTTGCCGTCGCTGTCGATACGCACCGCATACAGTCGCCCGACCGGTGTAATGTCACCAAACCACAAGCGTACCGGCAACTGGCTAGCGAGCCGAAACCGTAACGTCAACTCCATCCATAGTTCTTTCAATTTCTTCATTGTGCGGTTCTCCCTCTAGGTGCCTTGCCGGTTAAAATGTCGTTGTGCAATTTATTAGCCTTGTGTTTGTCTATCAGCTTGCGGATAGCTACGCGGTGTTTGCTGCCCTTGTGGTTCAGTTTCTTAAGAAGTCGGATAATCAATTCCGCACCAGAATGTAGGTAATGTGAACCGCTACCAGCGTCCCGCCGGATAGGTTCACGTTCAATGCTTCGTTGGCTTCGGTCTGAAACCACCCGTTAGGATTCTCGTTCAACGCCATGCCGCCGTTGGCAGCGAACGGGAAACCGGCGGATATCGCCGTGGTCCCCGAGCGTAGCGTCATGGTGTTGGCGGCAACACCGGCCACCGCTACCAGGCTGAGTACGCGTATCTTGATACCGGCGCCAGGTGCGGCTACCAGTGCGTTGTCACCGGATGCGGTCGCATTAACGAAAGCCCGTAGTATGTTGTTCGCTGGTACCGGTGTGGCCATGTATCTCGTTCCTGTATGTGATTCGCGTGATAGTGCCTTGTAACTTGTAAAACATCAAGAGATACTTGTAATAAAAACCGCCCTTGCGGGCGGTCTTATACGCGCAACCTTATAGTGTCTTAAGCACGCGCCATTGAACAGTGCAAGTAGTCCAGGTCGGCGGTAAAGCTGGATGTGCCGCTGGTGTTACCTACCATTACCGTCGGGGTTAGCAATGTCGCGGCTGTAACCGCACCGGACATCGAGGTACCGACTTGTACACCGTTGCGGTAGAAGGTGGCCACGCCGGTAGCGGACAACTCGATACGGAAGGTTTCGTACGTGTCGGCAACCGGTGCAAATGCTGTGGCTTGACGCGTTGCGTCCACGTCGGCGGCGACTCCTACCAGGTGCCATACATCGGTAGTCATGCGGGTATCGAACATAAACCCGACCGCATCGCTGGCGTTGGTGGTAATGGTGTCCGCGGACGCTGCCGAAACGATGGGGGCTTCGAGGGTGATAACGTCGGTGAAGCCCAGGAAGGCGTACGCGTTGGTAATGCGTGACAGTTTGAACCGTGCTTCGAAGCACAGATTACCGTTCGCTGCTTTCCAGTTCAGGTATTGAGTGATCTGCGGAAAGTCGGCGGCGGCACCAGTACCCGCATCGCCTGTAGTGAAACGTCCTACCCCGCCCAGTCCGCTAGCCAATACCGCAAAGTCGGACGTTGCCGAGTCGGTACCTTCTACTACGTTGATCTGGTCGGGGATTACATCGCCCAGGAAGTCTTCGAACCACGATACGGTCGAAGGTGAGGCCGATGCTATCTGCGAACCGTGATCGCCCGCTACAACCCCTTTTGGCGCGATTAGACGCCCCAGGGAATCTAACCCTAACAGCTTGCCGTGCAGTGAAGTCAATATTTTTGCCATGGTGTTGTTCTCCTTTATACGCCGGATTTACGGCATTGCTTGATTGCTATGGATTGCCGGTATCCGACCGGCGGCGGTTAAATTACGTACTGGCCACCGGCACAGGAATACACTACCCTCCCATCGGTGAACATGGACGCGCCGTACATTCCCGTGCGCAGTGTATTGATGAGTGCTTCCCGTTCGCGGATAAGGAACGTGCGACCTTCAAACCCCATATCGGCGTGGTCGTACTGGTAGTACATGGTGCGGCTTACCCCTTTCGCGGCCATGATTACCATTGCCCGTAACATCAGTTTCCAGGCTTTAGGATCGGACAAGTCCGTAACCTCGTAGCCGTCTCCTATCGGCGCGCTTTCGGTGTCCCATAACTCCATGCTGGAAACGCCCGCTGTCGTCTTGAGCGTGGCCAGTCGGTCGATGATTGCGGGGTAGTCCTGTACTCTGTTCACGGAAGGCGGGTAGAAGTGGACGCCGATAATGTCTACCCATTCCCACATCTTCGTAGTGCCGTCGCCTGTTGGCGCGTCAAGCATTCCGGTGAAGTATGTATCGCTGGTATTGGCTGTCGCCGCCCATCCTTGCACTGGTGGGCAGATTATTTGCGCCGTCGGGTTCACCGCTTTAATCGCCTGGTTCGCGGTCCGCACCATTTCCGCGAGTTTTGCGAATTTGCCAGAGAAGAAAAAGTCCTTTGTTGACTTGCCGGTGGCGGTTAACCCTGTGCCGTCTATGCCGTCGCCCACACCGTCATTGTTCATGTTCGGTTCGTTCCAAACCTCGAAATACTGGATACCCGGGTAGCGCGTGGCTATCGTGGTGCAGTAGAAGATCCAATCGTTGATATCCGCGGGTTCGGCTTGCAAGCCGAGATTCGCCGGACCGTAAATACCTTCTTCCGTCGGTCGAGCCGAAGCCCACGTGGGAGTAGCGAACAGGGTCCACACCATATCACGCCCCGCTGCCAGGTTCGCGGCGTACCAGGCGTCCGGATCCGCGAAGTCCCACGCGCTAAGTGTTTGGGTATCTGTCGTCTGTATCTTCTGCCAGCGTCCCTTACCGTTAGCGAGATCGTGAGAGCGGACAGTCTTGAACGTCAGTCCGGTGACGCCGTTGTTCGCGCTGTTCTTGATGTGCATACCGAAGAACTCTTCCGGACAACTGAAGGCGCCCGCATTCAGAACCGTGATCGGGCAATTGGGCATCGCCAGCACATTGGCTGCGGGGTTAATCAGGTCGGCGTCGGTACAGAATGTTGCGCGTGTCGCGGTTGCAATATGCCCCGCGTAGTAATGCTGTGGGTAGGTGCCCCCTGGTAGCGTTACGTCGGTCATAGCCCCGGGTAATGCACCAGAGAGTAACCTTTGAAGGTGATTGTTTCCGTACCCGCCGCCCCGCTCCATTTGCACCGCAACAGAATCGTTACGTCGGATGCGGTATCAATTGCCGAGGCCATGTACGCGTTCACGCCGTTCGTGCTGGCGGCGAATGAACTGCCGTTGAATATGGTTTGGGTAGAGAGGCTATTAGCGTTCTTTATTTCTATCATAGGGAATATGGCTTCATACGACGAACCCAGTCCGATACTTGATATCAGCGTGCCGCCGAAGTAAACCGACATGGTTTTTGTCAATGCCGAGTTCACGAGGTCGTAGTCCTGCGTCAGCACCAGGCGGCTGTTCGGACCCATCAACCCGCCGGGTACAACAATGGTGGCCACCGTTTCGTCCGTTGCGTCCGCTGCCGTGTTGATCGCGGTGCGTACCACGCTGCCGTAGGATTGCTTGACCACTTGCGGCGCCCCGTAGCTCCCCATCGCACGCGCTACCATCAGTTACCCGTCCCGGGTGTGGCGTACAACGTCGAACCGGCACCGGCGGCGATTGCGGATATTTTGGTGGTGTTGGGCGGCATACTGAAAATGGATTGGGTGTTCGGTAACAGCGGGGTATCGACCGAAGCGGACGCCCCGCCGGTATTAAGTTTGAAGAATACGGTTTGGCTTCCGATGTTCGTCAGCATCACGGCGCTGGCACCGGCGACTATCGTCAGGTCGGCGGCGACCCCGGTTACGGCAACGTTTACGGTGCCTTGTGGGATCGGTTTGAAATTGAATAAGCTGGCCATTAAACCCCCTTTTGCATTGCAGATGTGAGCATGAACGCGATACGCCGCGCGGCTTCCTGGTCGGACATTGGTACTTCCTTTTCCGGGGCGTCCGCTTCGCCGTTCGCGTTGTCGGCTAGTCCGACGTTCTGACGTTCCAGGCCGATAAGTGTTTTGCTTGTCTCCACCAGGTTCCGGAATGCTGCTATGCGACCAGGCGAACTCATCGCTTTGTTGTAAATTATTTTCAGCTTCTCTTGCGCTTTGCTATCGTCCGCGGCGTCCATAATCTCGTCTAGCTTCTCGTATAAATCGAGGTTTTCGGTTTGGTGTACGAGTTCGTCCGTGAGTTTGTCGGCTAGCGTTGTCAACTTGGCAATGCGTTCGCCTTGTCGTTTCACTACTCCGGTTTGTTTGTTCGCGTAAGCATCCACCAGGGCGTCTTCGCTAACTTGCTTACCGGCGCTTACTTCTTCACTAACCAGCGAAGCCCGAAGCTTCTCTTCGGTGGCCGCTTTGACACGGGCGCCGAGGTCGCGGGTCCATCCGTCGCGTTTGGCTCGTTTGATGATTGCGGCGTCAGTCAAGCCGAATTGCAAACCGATGGTACGCAGCGACCGGATACCGGCACGGTATTCAAGTTCGATTGCCGCCCAGTCGTGTTCGCGTTTTTCTGCCATGTCTTGTCACCGTTCATTGTTCTAGTACGCGATACTGCAATAGCTACCGCGAAACATCAAGCGGATTCAGTAAGGTACTTCAACACCGTTGCATGTAGCTCCGGTCTACCAGCTTGCAGCAAATACCAGTCCCGCGCGTTGTTCGCCTTCTTACCATCCCAACCGAACCAGTAATTGGCTTTGACTGTAACCGGGTTACGGGCAACCAGTTTGAAATTTTCCCATCCGTCCTTTACCTCGTCTTTGCAGTACAGGTACCAGATTTTTCCGTCACTGTTGAACACGTCCACGCACCCCCATCCTGTTCCGGGTTCGTTACCGGAGTATGTCCGCGTCCGCTCTGTTTTTTGTTCCATGTCATGTCCTCGTTTTGGTGTATTAAAAACTTCGCAACTAGGGTGTATTAAAGTATTAACCCCTTTCCTGATAAAGGGGGTAAATACGTTAATACAATTTCCCTAGTTTTGTCCGCTGTATTAACTATCTTAATTAATATTTTTAATACTTTTAATACAGTATTAAACTTGTCTTAATTAATACTTTTAATACACTTGAAACTTGTAATTACAAGTGTAACTTGTAGCCTTTCTAGTCTTCCGTCACCGAAACGAACCCGTTTTCCACTGTCAAGACGCCCTTATCCACCATCCTATCCAGGCAATTTCGAACGTTTACCTTTCTTTGCGCGGTACGAGTTGTCGATTCCGGGGACCGTTCAACAGCTTCATTTACGAGTGTGTCTACCATAGGCCATTCCCCGTCACGTTCGAAAAGGAACTCCACTGTATCTAAAATGATGCGTTCGTTGTCCCCCATGCGGCGTCTTTTATCCTGGTTAGCACCACCGCTTACCGCACTAACTTCCGCCTCTTCGACCACACAACTGGTAACGGCGTCGCCGTCTTCGTCCACTCCAACAGGTACCGAAACCAGTTTAAAACCGAACGCCGGACTATCGTCGCCGTCCTTCAGTTTGGTAATAGTGGCCACCCGGCTATCCCCGTCGCGCACTACTTCCAGTTCGCAATCCGCCGCCGCGCGAAGTCCGGACCACCCCCGGGCACCCTTCGCCGCGTCCTTGCCACTATGGTGGACCAGTACCACCATGGCGCCCGTAGCCTTGCTCAGTGCCCTACAATGGCTCAGTGCCTTACCCATGTCTTCGCCGCTGTTCTCGTTCGCTCCTGGTGTCACCTGTGCCCACGTGTCCACTACTATGATGGAACAGGTACCGAAAGCCTGTACCGCGGCTATCACATCGCGTACGTCTTTCTTATCCAGGAAGTTGGGCGCCGCCGGGATAATGCCTAGATTGTCTTCTGGTACGTCATGGCGGGTAGCGTAGGCTTTAATCCGGTTCCTGAAGCCGCCCGAGCCTTCGGCCACGATATAGACTACCCGGGCTTGCCGTACTCGCCTGGTACGCCATGGTTCACCCCGGGCGACCGCACACACCATATCGAAGGTGAAGAAACTCTTACCGCTACCGCTGGCACCGTAGAACACCGCCAGGTCCGCAACAGGAAGCACACCCTTGATGAACCACCCAGGGGACGCAACAGAATGAAACTCTGAAGGCTTGAGTACCGCAAACCGTTGCGGGTTGGGCACGTCGACCACTTCGGGAACATTGCTAATGTCATCAAAATCGTCCGCGGTCGGTACGTCCACCCACCCCGAGTCCGTAGCCATTTTGTAAATGGTACCGGCGGTAACGACCGGACCCGAGTAGTTACCGAAGGATTCCCACCGGCGTTCGCCGTATTCCGTATCGGTGTACTTGTCACTGGTGGAACTCCACCCGTCCCACAACTGGAAGCCTTCTATACTGCCTTCTGTGTCATGGTGTATGGCTTGCCCCACCTTCAGCCATGTATCGTAATCCAGGCTACTGGCGTCTATTGCTGCGAGTGCTAGCCCTAGCCGCCCCACGTCACCGGTCGGCATACTGCTAGCTACCCGTTCGGGCTTCTCAACAACAGGCACCGGAGCGGATACAGGCCACGCTACGGGGTAGTCCCGGGGCATGCGCTGGTAGTCCGCCATGGGTTCAAGCGGCACCGACTCCCCGCTATATGGCAGAATGAACATGTTCCCGAACCCGTCCACGGGTACGCTGTCCTGCTTGGGGAATATCTCTATTTCACCTTTGGATACACCCCCGGCGCCTTCCTTGAAACCTATGCTTTCAAGAGTAAACCTCAAGTAGAAGCGGATAGAGTAGGCGTCCTGCGGTTCGTCCCATAGCAGATAAAAGTGTATGCCCTTGCCGCCGGACGAACTAAACACGATAGGGGAATCATTGTGGTACCTCAACTGTTCGTACAGCTTGTCGGCTACTTTAACCATGTCCGCCCACGAGGTTTCCCCCTTATGGCTGTCCAGGTCCAAAACAGCGACCCGGGTAGTGGACTCCCCCGCCTTGATGGGGCAAACGCCTTTCGGAATGGTCCCTTGCATATGGGTAGTTAGCTCCCACTCCCCGAGCGGTTCCCGGACCATGTACGGACCCTTCTTACTCTTCTTCCAGTGAACGTCGGTACGCACACGGGAAACAAGAGGGCGCAACAGGTCCACCGATAATACTTTTTCTTCTATCATGGGCGCGTCCCTAAATAGGCTTTGATGAATTCTTCCGCTTGCGGAGCGACGATAGCGTTTCCATAGGCGCGCAGTCGTCCCACTCTTGCGGTAGCCCCATGAGCCAGCGGGAATGTGCCGGGTTCAACTGGCCGGTATTTTTCGTCCCGGCAGTAGAGCCAGTCGGCGGCGGACCAGAATCCACGAGTTGCGCTTCGCCCCATAGCTTCAGGTATTTCTTCCCGTTGGTTATCCCGTATCGCCCCATCGTTTCCGTCGCTTTCGGTGTCTGCCAACCCACCAGTAGCACCTGTCGGGGTAGCTGGTCTATCCGGCTCCGTCCGTCCGGGTGTTTGGTCGCCATACCGGGGGTATCCTTCCAATCCCTTGCGCTGGGGGTGAACCAACTCGCCATGTAGACTTGGGTTCTTAACCGTTGCTGTGCTGTTGGTATTTGTTCCCCCGACGCCCAACGGTTCGCCCATTCCGGGCTTCCTTTCCGGCCCGCGTCTTCCACTGTCGGACTCAGCCACCCAATACATGCGGTGTCGTTGATGGGGCGCCCCGAAGCCCGCAGCAGGGGCAACGACCGCCCCGACGGTGTAACCTGTTCCTTCCAAGTCAGCTTGAACAAGGTCGAGCCAAGTGTATCCGT